CGTCGCCGGAGCTGGAGCCGGAGCCGTAGCCGGAGCCGGAGCCGGAGCCGGAGCCGGAGCCGGAGCCGGAGCCGGAGCCGGAGCCGTCGCCGGAGCCGTCGCCGGAGCCGTAGCCGGAGCCGGAGCCGGAGCCGGAGCCGGAGCCGGAGCCGGAGCCGGAGCCGTCGCCGGAGCCGGAGCCGTAGCCGGAGCCGGAGCCGTCGCCGGAGCCGGAGCCGTCGCCGTATCCGTAGCCGTATCCGTAGCCGGAGCCGTCGCCGTCGCCGGAGCCGGAGCCGGAGCCGGAGCCGTAGCCGTATCCGTAGCCGGAGCCGTCGCCGTCGCCGGAGCCGGAGCCGGAGCCGGAGCCGTAGCCGGAGCCGGAGCCGGAGCCGGAGCCGTAGCCGTAGCCGTAGCCGGAGCCGATAGTGAACTTTTTACGCGCCATGGATGCTGTCCTTTGCGGCAGCAGAACACGGAATTAGTTCACAAACGCCAGTTAGGTAGATTTCCGGTACGATGGTATCGACTTTGCCGCCTTTCAGGCCATGTTGCGCAAGGCCGGAAAGAGCTACACCATCTTTTGCCTGCCATTGCCACAAACGGCGCGCGTTCTTCAGAATCACTTCGTCGTTGTGCGCTTTCACTACTTCTCCGGCATGCACGCCGGCCGAATAGCAGCGGGCGATGACGTACTTACCAACCATATGCGATCCGAGCGATTCGCCGCTGGATTGCGTTGCGCCGAACAGTGCAGCCAGTTCACGGGCCTGCTTGATGGTCAAATCTTCGATGTTCATACTTCGTCTCCGTGGGTAATGTGTTGCAATGGTTATTGGCAGAAAGGAACTTTAGCCGTGCCGCCGCCAATAGTGTGAAGAACTAGGTAACCTGCAAGCGTGCAAGTTTGTCCAGTCTGCGCAGATTCAAACGTTACGATATCGGCAGCATGGCCGCTTACAGTAGATGCATCCCCGTTGAACTTTGCCGCAGTTACGGTTTGACCAGACGCATCAATGTTGCCATTTACGGAAATGGCGGTGTCAGTACGCAACTGGGTTTCTACGCGCAACGCTGGCGCTCCGTTGGGTGCTGTTGATGTAATTCCAACTGCATAATATGCAGGATTGTGACCGGCAAAAAGAGCGGCCGCACCTGTCCCGAATTGCTCAGCAAAGAATGCTGTGCGACTGTTGTTCAGCACAGCCATGTAGCCGTTGTAATCTGAAGTTCCAATGTTGGCATATGCCCCTGCCTGATAGCCATCAGCAACGGTGCCGCCATGGATTGTTGCTGCGGTAATGTCATCTCCCGTGGCAACGCATGCGATAGCGCAAAGCAAAAACAAGATAACCGATTTCATTTTCCCTACCTCCCAATGGTTGTGTGAACTCATCATATGAAAAATTTACCACTTAGTCAAGTTTTAGTTATGTCCACATCGGTAGGTAGTAGTTCGTGCCATTGACGTTGAGCGTGAGCCATGTGTTGGACGAGTTTGACGCGGGCTTGTTGGTGCTCGTAAACGTGGCTGTCGATGAGCCAGTCCCAATCGTTTGGTTTGTGAGGGTAAGGGCTCCTTGCAACGTCGTCGTGCCGATCACTTGCAAACCATAGTTCGATGCGCTGTTGTTTGCGCTTACTTGGAGCGTTGGATATGAAGCGTTACTAGTGGTAGCTACTATCTGCGCTACTTGGAAAGAAGACGCGCCAGAAATGTATGCAGCCGCTCCGCTGCCTGCCTGCTGAATGAACAGGCCTGAGCGGCTATTGTTCATATTCGCAAAGAATCCATTGTAATCAGCCGTTCCTGTGTTTGCGTAGAACGTTGCTTTGTAGCCAGCAATCGTTGTCCCGCCTGCCGCAGATGCATATCCGCCGGTGCTCAAATTGCCAGTAAAAGTCCCCGTGGCCGCCGAAATGTCACCGGCAAATGTTCCGGTTGCAGCGCTCAAGGTGCCATAGAATGTTGCGTTACCTGCCGTATCGATGGTAAACGAAGGCGACCCAGACTTTGCTCCAACAATGCCGTTTGATGTGATTGCAACGCCGGAGCCGCCGGTAAGTACACCGGATGAGTTCCAAGTTATGGTTCCAACAGCAATACCGCCCGTAGTGTTTACGGCAATAGCACCAGTCAAAATATCTGACGCGCTCTTGTTAAGCTTGTTGGCTAGTCCACTTAGGGCCGACGTTCCATTATTTGCCCCGGCGACAACTTGCGCTGTCGTAAGGACAGTAGTCGTTCCTTGGTTGACGTTGTCCTGAATAGACAGGTTCGTCCCGTCCCATTTGAGTTGCTTACCGCTCGTCGGCCCGAATGTGAAGTTGCCATTCGGGTAGATCAGCACCGCTCCATCGCAACTGATGAACGGGTTGCCGCTCGCCACCGTCGCGTCTAGGTCAAGAAAGCTATTCCCATCGAACGACTGAACCTTTTGCGTTTTGATGACGCCGCCGCGAATCTGCGTGATGCTGGGGTCAATAACGCCTGTCGCTACGCCGTTCACATCGCGCTGCCAATCCGCGAACGTGACTTCACCGACCATCGCAATTTTGGATGACTGTATGAGGATCGCCTCTTGCGAGATGGCAATCATGGAAACGATCTTATCGGCCGGGGCGGCTTTCGCAGCCAGCACCTCACATCCGCGCAACCGTCGCGTAATGTCCTGAATGACTTGCTGCGCCGTTGCCGTGCTGTACGGATTTGGCGCATTTGGCACGGTCGCACCAGCGCCAGGCTGCGGAGGGGATGCCTGTACACCAATCATCAATCCGCCAATAGCAGGAGTAGGCATTAGAGCGGCCCTCCGTAAGATACTGGAACAATCGTCGAACGCAGGACGCTAGTGTCCTGACGGTATTTGTAGACGGCGCAAGTAATCGTCGTATAGGCGTTGTTTGGCACGTTGATATCTACCGTCAGGTCTGCGATGTATTGCGTACCGACCTGATGGAAATCAGCCAGCGGAATAGGTACAAGCGTCGTGCCAGGGCCAGGAGCGGGCAGATACCACATGAAACAACCGTCGGCCGTGATGGGTGTCGTTCCTTCTTGTCCGCGCAGTACATTGTTCACGGTCGCAACACCGGCAGACCACGAAATGCTGCCATAGTGAATGATTTCGTATGCGCCCGTATTCGGATTGACTAACATCGCGTAACGCCACTGTGGCGCGCGGTCGTCAGCAAATCCTACTTCTACGACAGCTACGTTATTCCCAACCGTTGGGGCTGGAGACAGCGGATTTTGTAGGTAAATCGATGTCGCATCAAAGCTGGTGACCTTTTCCCACTGACTACTACCAGTTTGCACCCACCAGTGGCCGCCCAAGTTCACGTTGGTATTGAACGGCGATGTTGCCGACGTGAGGATGAGATGATTAGCCGTCGATCCAGCCTGAACTTGATATTGCGATACGCTACTGTAAATTACGCTCGTGCTGCCTATTGTCAGTGTAGAGCCAGTTCCACCAGCCGAAATGTACAGATTATTCGCGTATTGATTTGAGTCGTACATCAGCATTATGCCGTCCGGCAGGCTATTGAATAGCTGATTAAAGTTCACCACGACTTTTAGTTTCTTGATGGAACCGTCCTGTTCAGGCGTGTAGAACACCTGTGGATTGATCGGCGAAGGAAAGGCAAAGGCAGTTCCTTGCGGTACGAATGTGTAAGGCGTTAGCGTAGACAAATCTTGATCGCCAAAGCCGTATTGATTGAACGATTGCAGCTTTATGTAGATCGTCTTGCCGACATAGCGATAGTCGTAATCGAGCTTAAATACTGCGTCGTCGCATCGCACGAAGTTGGTGCCAGACGAGTGAGATACGTCGCCGCTGCTGTAGAGAGCGCGGTTCAGGTAGGTAAGGTTATAGGCGTTCGTGCCGGTTAGCGTTGCAGTGCCGTAGGCCATGTATTCGCCATCGACATAGCATAGCGTCGTCTCGTTCGTTGCATCCGTATTCGTGCCGCTGACGAGCGCAGGCGATCCATTGTTCAGAAGCACTGATAAAGTGCTTGTGGTGTCTGGATTGCTTGTTCCTGCCGGTAGCGTCGCAGATAGCGTGCCAGAGCGACACGGTCCATTCATCGCACCCGCTAGCGTGTAGGTCGCATTGTCATAGCTTATCCAGACGTTACAGCCGCCCCAATTTGTCGTTCCTTGGGTTGCAAGCCAAATCTGTTCGCTACCCGCCAACCACACGGGCGGTTCAAAGATGATAGGTGCATTTACGCTGCTGGGCGCGATATTGATATTTACAGTGCTTCCGCCTGTTGATTGGCGCGTATATTTGCTCGCCCCAAGCGAACCAATGGGCAGCTCTTCGGCTTGAAACGTCAGCGTGCCTTTATCGTCTTCTTCTATTGATATGATGCGAACAGGCGCATTGTTCAGACCAAGCGTAGCATCAGTGATGGATACGATATCCATTGGCTCCAGCGTAGCGAAACTCCAGCCAAGGCGGAATTCGTAGACGTTGCGCACGTAAAACTGATATTGCAACACTTGCTGCGCAACAGCATTCGCTACGGCAGGCTCGGCGATTTCCTTGCTGAAGTCCAATTGCTGCGGAGCGACGCGCAGGCCATACACGTCGATGCCCCATTGATCCTTGGCTTCTGCGATGGCTTGGTTGTACTGGAAATTGCGGTCGCAGTAATTGATCTGCACCGTGTTGTAAGCATCCGAAACAGCCTTGCGGATGCATTTGACAGGATCGTCCGTCTTGCTCTCTACAAGGAAATCATCATCCGTCAGCAGGTAGAGCGACGTAAGATTAGGTGTGTAGGTCGTTCCATTACCAGTTGCCGCAAAGTCCTGGCGCGGCACGAATTTCAAAACACCTTCAGAGAAGTAGATTCCTGTATTCGATATGATGGCGAGATTGTTGATAATGTCTCGTGCGGCTGTTTGCTGGTCATACACAGGGCTGACGAAAATTCCTAGCGCGATGCAGCAATTGCGCATGGCAGTTAAATCACCTACCAGAGACGACGAAATACCAAGACCATGGTCAGCGTTGGTCAGTAGGTCATTGACGATATCGGCCGGATTCGCATCGCCACCATTCCATGTCCCGACATTCACCCCGGAGAATTGCCCAGCTAACTCGGCCGAGAAATTTGGCAGCGTAGCGCTAGTGTCTAGGTTGTAATTCGCACCACCCAAATAGGCCACGCCGCGATATGTCAGTGCTTGCGATGGGTGATTCGTCGTCATGAATCCCCATGCGTTCTGCGTAGTGCTGCCGTTGAATTCCGTTAGACCCCACGTCGTTGTCGTGCCAATCTTGGAGCCACCATAAATCCACCAGTCGCCTCCAGACGCAGTTCCCGTAACAGGGCCGGTACAGAATGCCATGATGAAGGAAGCGCTATAGGTATAGCTTGTGCTGGAAACGCTGCCGCCGCCCTTCCCGCCCTGATTTTGCTGATGAGCCGTTGTCTTGAAGTCGCCATACCAAACAACGTTCGACTTGACGCGATTGCGACCATACAGCAATGGGACTGGACCGCCGTAGCATGTAGTGCTCACACGCAATGACGAAATCACTGGTGCGGTTGGCGAGACGCCTTTCTTTCCGAATAGTCCAGACATTAGCTACTCCAGCATGACCAGTAACCGACCAGCGTATTACGCAGGCGCGGCGTCCGCTCTATCTCGTCCAATACAACGCAGCGTGACGGCGCATAGGCATGCACGAGCATGCCATCTTCGACAAGTACGCCGCCGTGGCTAATGCATCGGCCAAATTTGAACAAAGCAATATCCCCCGGTAGAGGATTGTCCACCATTCGGCGTGACGTGAAGCGCTCCACAATTCCCAAGTAACGCTCTTCTTCGCGGTGTAGCATCCAATCCGAGGGATACTCGCCAGGATCAAACGATTCGATAACGCCAGCTTCTGCGAATATTTCAATCAATGACATACCGCAATCGGTGCCGACGCCCTTGATGCGCCCGCGATGCAGATACGGGGTTCCTACCCAGGATCGCGCTACACGAACGACGTCTGCGCGCATTTCCTCAATAGTAGGTGACGGTTTCCGGCGTTGGGACATATGGGAAACCTTTGAAATTTACTTGGTTGCTGAACTTGTTCTGACACGTTGCGATCTGCTTGTCGCAACCTGCATAGATCGTGAATGCATCGCCAACGGTGGGTGGATTCGGCAGCGCATAGGATAGCGTGGCGACATTCGACACGTAATCGCGCACGCCCATGGTAAAGCCCTTATTAGCACCGCTGGTGAAGACAATCTTTCCGAGCGCGAAATAACCGTCCGCCTGCGACGTCCCTGATACGGGAATGCTGGTCAGTGTCGCGCCAGCGCCTACCGTCCCGCTGAACGAGAACGAGGCCGAATTAACTGTGCAGCCCGTGTCGTACAGCGTATGCACGCAGGCGTACTGGAATAGCTGCTTGGGTAGCTGCATATCCAGCAGTTCGAGGTCGCTACGCACCTGTATAACGGCATTCGTGCGCGTCACGTCGACCTCACCTACGCGACCGGCAAACATCGATATGGAGCCGCAAGAGAAATCCGTGAAGCTCGCACCGACGAAACGATCAACCTTGATGCGTCCACCATCCAGCCAGCCGCCGCGCAACGCTTGCAGCAGTCCTTGTCCGGCAAATGGGTTATTCGCACCAGCGAGCGTCGTACCGCCGATGACGGGAGACATATGCACGGTCATAACATCCGTTTCAATGCCCAACACCATCTTCGTTTTGGTGCGCGTCAAGATGACTTGATTGGGTAGCCACGTCGTGCCGCTTAGCGTAATCGGCACATCGCAATCCGTCATGTAGAACGTGTCGCCGTAGGTATCGGTAATGGTGTACAGGTCAGCCATCGCATAGGGCACTTGCGAGTTCAGCAGATTCAACATGTTTGTCGATACGGTTTTCATGTATCACACTCGATTCATGACGGAGCCGATAAGCTGCAACTTCTTCAGCTCGAATAGGTTGCTCATGAACTGATTGAAGTCGTTCATATCAGCACCAAAGCGCACGCGGTAATAGTAAGCACCAGACCACGTAAGGATTGCTGCATTGGCAGGCGCAGTAGTAAACGTCACCAGTCCATAGCTATTGATCGTGTAAGCCGACGTCGATACGCCGTTAATGTAGATAGTCGGCGTCCCGTTCACATTGTTCACGGGCTCGGCGAATCCTGTACCATTCCACGAGCGCGTCAATTGGAAAGCTGTCGTCGTGCCGTTGCCGATGCCGAACTGCTGCGTCGTTGCCGTGTTGTCAGTTGGATCGTTGAATAGAAAGTTGTCCCATGCGCCTTGCCGCGACAGGAAGAAATTTGCGATGCTGGCGTAATCGGCAGTCGACAGGAATTCAAATGTCAGCGTTATGGTATATAGCGGATACGCCTGCAATGCGGCGCGGCTTTCCAGTCCAGACGTAGCCTTTTGAATGCGTGTCGTGAAATTTGGCTGGCGTGATACGGGATATGCCAAACCTTTGAATGTCGGGAAAACTGCATTGCTCACGAGCTAGGAACTCCACCAAGGCGACTGTTGGATTTTAACGCGGCCACGAGGGCGCTGCTGTTGTCCGTGAACAGTTTTTTCACGCTCGGCGCGTCCACCGCGTGAATGTTGATCGTGTAGTTGCCACCGCCTGCACCGCCGCCCTGATCCGCCATATTGCGGATTACATCGGCTTGCTTAGCAGGCAGCACCATCTCGCGCTGGTGGAGCTGCGTTATGGGGTTCACGCCTGCCGGAATATCATAGCCGTCCTCTGCGTAAGCCATCGCGCCCGCATAAGCCGCCGCCGCCGCCGCCGGGGCGATAATCCATCCGACATATGGTATGTCCGCCGCAGATTTAAATGCAGCCGCCGCCGCTGCTCCAGCGTTTGAGCTTACTTCTTCCGCTTTTTTCTCTTTAGTTAGCACCTTCGACATGATGAAATGCTCAAGCTCTTTAGCCATGATTTCGGCAAAAGCCTTTACCCCCGCATCGGCGATAGCCAAGAACGTCTGACGAAATGCATTGCGCAGATTGGTTGTTCCTTCGATAAGCTTAGTAAGTTGCGTGCCGACTTGCGAGCTAAGCGCTTTCCCCATTGCCATGGCAATCTCTTGCCACTGACTAAGTTGTTGCTCTTGAATTTCTGTTATCTTTTTCATGCCTTGGGCAGTAATGACGGAAGCCTTGTCATACATTTCGTTTAGCTTTTGCGGATTGCTATATGGGTTTTCCGCATATAGCGTCTCTTCAGCCAATGCCGCTTCCTGTTCAAGCTGCAAACGTTTAGTCAGGTATTCCGCCTCAGCCGTAAGCGCTTCCTGATGAGAAATCAGCCCCTGCTGTTCGCGCTTCTTGATTAACGCTATTTCTTCGTCAATCGCAACAATCTTGACGCGCTGCGCTTCTTCGACGCTTTTTATTTCCGCATCGGTTCGCTTGAGCGATTCCTCCATCGTGACGGCGGTAAGCTCTTTCTGCGCAGCCTTATATTGCGGTGAATTTTCTGTGTAAGCACCCTTGATCTTGTCGGCGATTTGCTGTTCGATCTTGACACGCTCTTCGCCATTGTTCTTGTTGGCTTCCAACTTTGCCTTCAGGTCGCCAAGCTCAATCTCCAAGTCACGCTTGCGCCCTGCATAGATCAAATTGTTGATCTTTGTTTCGACCGTTGCACGCTCCTTGGAACCGGCCGCTGTCATGCTGACAACGCGCTCCCAAAAACTCTGTTCTTCCTTGATACCATACTCAAGGAAAGTGCCGCGCTCGTTTTGCGTTTGAACCCAGTTCTTCTTTTCTTCCGACAGCATCTCCTCCAGATGCTTCATCAAGTCGGCCTTCTGCTTGTTCGGATTGAACGGCAAGTCAGGCTTGTCGGATTCCTTCTTTTCTTTCTTCGGCCCTTCTGGCGTATCGGACCAAATCTCCGCTAGGCGCTTGTTCGTCTCTTCTGCGATGCCAACCATGCGCTCGCCGGATGCATGCAAGTCGTCTTCTATCTTCTTTTCGCCTGCGCGCCACGCGGCGGCAGCGCCTGCAAAGTCAAGATGGAACAACTTACCTGTGACAATAGAAAGACGCTCTGCTTCATCTGCAAGCTGCTGAAAACCTGTTCGTATGACCTCTACGATAAATAGAATCCCTGTCTTCAGTGCAACAAGGAATGTCTCAAATCCTTTGAGTGCGCCAATCAGCACATTTACATGGCCCGGTGCATCTGCCCCAAATACATCGGCAAATCCTGCGCCGATAACATCCAGCACGGACAATACAATTGTCTTCAGCGCACCGAATACACTTTCGATTACCTCTATGACCGCCACGATGACATCGCCTATTGCTTCCCACGCTGGCTTGAAATCATTGGCGAGAGATTGCGCAACAGCGCCGATCAGTTCATTGATCTTCTCGAAAGCTGGAGCCATCGTCGCGCCGATGGTATTTGCTGCTGCTTCCGTCTGCGCCTTTGTTTCCTTGAACGATTCGCCCAGCTTCGCGGCCCGTTCAATCATCTCGTCTGACATGACGACGCCAAGCTCTTGCGCCTTGGCCGTCAGTTCTTCCATTCCTTCCTTGCCTTTATTTAGGAATGGGATAAGTTGTGATCCACCGCGTGCGCCAAACAAAGCTACGGCTACAGCCGTCTTGCTCGCACCATCACGCGTCTCTGCAAATTTCTCCGAAATCTTCTCAAGCGCTTCTGGAAGAGGCATCTTATGGACTTCTTCCGCACTCAAGCCGACGGCGCGGAATGCTTCAGCAGCTGGACCGGCTCCGGCCTTTGCATTCGCCATCTGCACGGATAGGTGTTGAAGCGCCTTGTTCAGCCCTTCAGTCTGAACGCCAGACATGTTTGCTGCGAAGTCCAGCGCTTGCAGCTCTTCGGCGGCAATGCCTGTTTTCTGTGCGGCGTGCTCGATCTCTTCGCCATACTCGCCAGCTTTCTCGCCCATCTCCATCAGCTTCTCGCCGATGAAACCAATAGCCGCCGCTTCCGCTAGTATGGTGAATGCCTTGCCGATACCGGCAATTGCACCATTTACGCCTTCAGCTTTTTCAATGATGGAATGGAAGAATCCCTCGGATTCCTCATGAGCGTGATGGGTTGCCTGTCCTATTTGGTGAATAGACGCTTGTATTTTGACGCTGCTGGCCTCGAAAGTCGCCGCCATCGCAGCAACTGCTTCTTGCATCTGCGCTGCGCCAGCTTCGGTCGCGGCAGATGCTTCCGCCATACCAGCATCAACGCCCGTGGCGTCCGCAGCAATCCTGATGTCTATTTCGTTATCTGCTGCCACGGGTTTTCTCCGAACTTGCTAAGGTCGACGCGTTTCATTCCATCGGCGATAAGCGCGCCATCTTCTGTTACAGGTGCAGATTCAGTAGATGCCAGGAATCCCATGCTTTCCATGAAAGCACGTGTCTCTGCTTCCGTCTCAGGCGGCTTTTCGTCATCCTTTGGCTTCGCGTTACGCGGCTTATAGCCAAGATAAGATGCGACCAGTTGATGTACTGGCGGCCACTTGTTCCACTGCTTGTTGAGTGCCGCGAGCCTGATTAGATCAACGTTATTGGCAACGTAGTCCCACGTCCATCCTGTATTGGCGCATACGTCGGCGATAACGTCATTCCATTCTATTGGCTCGCGCTGGCTTCCCCCGAAGGCTGACCCTCAGTCTTGGTGAACTTGTTCGCCAACATAAATGCATCTAGCACTTCTTTGTAGTTGGCGAAATCGATGTTATCGCCCACGAATTCAGGCGTGATGTCAGGATGATTGCGACGCAGTCCAGCGTGAATAACGGTAATCAGCGCCTTAGTATAGTCGGCCCAATTGCCGTCTTTGACGCCTTGCATGACGATGCCAGCCACATCCATGCAGCCAAGAGGAGTAGGAGCCAATGTTAATTCGCGGCCACCAAGTCGAAGAGTTGCGCCAGGAATTGTCACCGGAATATCTCCAAAGTTCATTGTGAATCTCCAAGGATTGAGGGGAGCATTTAGCTCCCCTGATTCGTTACTCGCTGAATGCCCAGTATAGCGCAGTCGAGCCGGATGGATCGGCGAATCCATCTACGTCGAATTCAGGAATCGTGAAGTCATCCTGCTTCGATGCCAGCGTCAATTTCGTCGCGAGCGCTTGCGGGAAAGTCAGCACGCAATTCTTGCCTGCATACGTCGAAAAAAAGTCTGCTTTGAAGAATGGCGCTTGTCCCATCAGCACGTTTGCCACGGTGCTTTTCGTCGCCGTCGTGCTGGTGGCGGTGTACTGGTAGTCGATATACACCGTCTTGCCAGTATCGGCAGCGGCGAAGGTGTAGACGCCAGCAGAAAGGCTGTATTGACCCGTCGAAGGCGCAGATGCTACTCGCGTCATTGGGACGCCCTGATTCGCGAAGCCAGCACCAGTGCGCACGCCAAGGTCATAGCTGTATACGCCAGAGGCTGGCGGCGCAGGCGTGATGGCGTAGGGGCTGGCCGGAATGACGGAACCGGTCGAGTCGACGTAATCAGCAACGATACCGTTCGTCACAGTTTGGCCGAAGAACAGATTGTTGACCGACGCGCCATTAAGCTGCGCGAACTTAGACTTTAAGGAAATCTTGCCCTTGCCGCGACCGACTGCAACCGGGAATTGCGACTGCCCGTACAGCATTTTGGTGTCGAACGACAGGTCAATGCTGACATCCTGAAGAATGCCAAGTTTGATAGGCGTCGGATTTGCGATGGAATTGCCATATGCATCCTGAAGAGGCGTGCCGTAAAACACACCGGAGCCGAAATTGAATTGCATGATTGTTACTCCTTTACGACACTAAAATGTTCACCGGAATGACGGCTACAGCGTCTTCTCCCAGCGTCCCTTCATCAATGACCCATTCGCCCTCAGTCCATACGTGCGAGGCCAATCCGCCTAGCGTGATGGTGTTTTCGCCTGGACCTTGCAATGGCGTTAGCGCGGCATCAATCGCGTCAAGAATCGGGTTAATCAGCGGCCCGACTTCCTTGTCATCCGAATTGATGTACAGCCACAACTCGCCTTGCAGCGTCACAAGCGGCGGCAATCCGCGCTTGCCGGCCTGTTGCCGCGCTTCGCCTTTTTGACGCAAGTACAGCGCAGGCCGCTTTTCGTTCGGCGTATCTGCCCAATGCTGCAATCGCCTCGTCACCGTTACGATGCCGGGGATCGTTTGCAAATAGGCATAGAACGCCAACCATACTGTTTCGCGCGCCACATACATCAGGCAGATTCCTTAATTGTTGCCGTGATTGCGCGTCGAATGTTGCTCAAAATCTTGTCGCGGTTCTCTTCAAGCGACGGGCGCAGGAATGGGCGTGCTGCATAGGTCGTCGTTTTGGCCGGATGTTTGCTGTCGTAATACGCTTGCATACGCGCCGTAATCGTTCGTGGCTGTCCGCCACGTGATCCTTGCTTGCTACCCAATCCACCGCGACTGCCAGTTCCTTGCGCACGTGAAAAACCTAATTCCCACAGCCGACCGTAAAACACATTCGTCCCTACTATGCCGACCGTTTTTGCGCCGTCTTTGTCGATGCGGTATGTGATAGAACGCCAAAGTCGGCCAGACTTCACGCCAAGCACTTGGCCTCGCAACTTCTGCGTCACCACATAACGCATCAAGTTGATTGACTCTTTCTCAACTTGAACCGCAATTCGATCTTGCAATTTGCCGCGCAACATTTGCATGCGCGCCTTAAGCGCCTCTACTTGGCTTGCATTGATTTCCGCGACAATCATGCGAACACCTCCGGCACGACATTGCGGTAGGCATCTAGAATCGCCATCGCTGCCGCAGGAATGCCCTTGCTTTGTGCCGACGTACCGCTGCCAGCGTCATAGGTAATCGACTCACCGGCCAATGATTTGCTGCCAATCCCGAGGCGAGCGCGCTCATTGATGCGCGTCCATATGTACATGCAAATCGCCATCTTCAAATCTTGCGGCCATGGGGCCAAATCAGCGCCGCCTTGACCGCTGGCATCGCCATAGCCGCCCGTGTAATTCAGCACGACATTCTGCACACCTTGCGTGAACTGGTAGCCGTATAAGGAAATCCGCCGCGAGCCTACACTAAACAGAAAACCATTCGTTGGCGTGGCATTTCCACCTACCGGAACGCCATTCAGGTTCCAATTGCCAGCAGCGATGTTGGTGCCATTGATGAAGACGGACGAGACTGCCGTAATCGGATAGCCAACCGCCGTAATGGTCTGTTTATTGTTGCCGTCGCGAATTTCCTGATACGCCTGGCTGGCGAAGTTACGGCTGCAATAGCTGTTCATCGCCGCCAAGCATTCAGGAATCAATGCAGTAATCAGCGCATCGTAAGTCGTGTCTGTGTTTGCGATGCCCTTGTAGAGCTTCACATCAGAAAGAGTTACGAGCGCCGTTGTCATTACGCACCACTCACAGCAGGCGTTGCCGCCGCAACAGGCGCAGCCGTATCGACCGGCGCGTCCGAAGGATCGGCATAGTCGAAACCTTGCGCGATCAGATCAGGTACGTGACGATCAGGCACGGACAGCTTGCCGCGCTTTACGAAATATTCACTGCCACCTACCGACACCGATGAGGTATCGGCAGGGGCTTTCAGTGTGATGTCCATTGAAAGCCCCTTGTCTATCAACCAGCCGCGATATTCGTTATAACGGCCATGGAGAACGGTGCGTAATTCTGCAACACACCATCCATGTACACGCCATACTCATAACGACGGCTGCGAAGCGGCCATTCGATCTGGTAGTAGTCGCGGCGCAAGCGCATCTGGATGACATTGGAAACGTTGCTCATCGGATACGGCAGCTTATGCGTCACGATAAGGATCGTGCCTGCTGGCATGTTCGGGTGAATCTTGATGGGAATCGACATTGCGCCACCCATGCTGTAGCGATTCAGGTACTCACGCACCATCACGCCACCTGCCAGCATGGCTTGCTCAGTGTTAAACACGAAGCGCTGCGCGCCAGTAGAGCCGGTCGTCAGAATCTTCTGGCTGATGTTCAACGCTTGCTGCGAGTTCACCCAGATTTCATCCGGCGACAGACGCCAGTTGTCCCACAGCGATTTCAACGCCGCGTCAATTTCGTTGATGCCGCCCGAGCCATCAGCAGTCAACGGTGTCCCCGTACCGGCCGTACCCGTCGGCATCACCTTGATATAGGCGTTGCTGCCTGGCTTGAACGCTTGCGTCAGCAAGCCGTCGAACACAAGCGAGTTCTGGCTGTAGTCCGTCGTGCCGAGCGACGCAGCAGTCTGCGTACCGGCTGCGGCTGCCGTGATGACGATAGAGTTGATGGACGTGATAGCGCCCAACACTTCCGAGCCAGCGGACGGACCCCAAAACCATGCATAGCCGACTGCGCCATTCTGTGCGGTGACAGTGGCGGCGATAGACGACGTGGTGCCGGTCGTAGTTACGGTAGCATTGGCAGACTGCTTAGCAGCGCCGCCGCCGAACGTATCGGTCGAACCGTCCGTGTTGGTGCGGCTGATTTGCGCCTGGATGCCGCCAGTGACGGAGCCATTAATAAAGCCATCCATCGACAGGCCGACGCAAATTACCGACCACGTGTTTGCTGCCAGCGTACCGCCAGTGGTAGAACCGACCAGCGCGGGCGTTGCGGTTTGACCGAAGGCGACGGAATTGTTGCCGCCCAGGATCGTGTATTCCTCTTGCAGCATCAGCGATTCTAGGCCAGACGTCACAGCGCGGGCCTTGACATCGTCAAAGCCTTCCGCCGCGAAATCGGCTTCGAAGTCAGCCGCCGTTTCCAGGCCGAGACCGGCGTAAGCGGCGATGTAGTTGCTGACCGTCACGGGAACCATTGCTCCACGGTTGCCGCCAGACACGCCAGCGCGAACGCCGGTCGGGTTGATGGCGGTAATCGCGCGCCAGTTCGCCTGAATGCCGCCCTTGCCGCTGACACGGGGAATCGTGTTACGCAGCGGGGTAAGCACCGGATACAGCTTCTTGGCTGGCGCTTCAAGGTCATACGCGGTCAGGCCTTGAACGGCATTGCTCGACTGCGTAAACGTCGAAGTCTTGCTGATGTCGTTTTGCTGCGCGGCCTTGATCAGTTCAAGGGTTTCGTTTGTTACGTTGCTGCCCATTTTCGTTTCTCCACTCTATGGACTGCGGCGACACGCCCGTCCGTTGTAAAGGCGTCCGCTCAGCCGAAATGACCGCTGATACGGGAGCCGCCGCCTGCAAAAACCTTTTTCATTTCGGTGGCCGCATCGTCAATGCCTTTGCCATCAGCCGTCTTGACTGGCGCGACTTCTGCCGGCTCACCGATTGGATTGATTTCTTCGCCCTTGCCGATGGCGCGCAGCGGGCCGCGTGGACCCGGCGCAGGCATCGCATCGAACTTCTTTTGAAGCGTTTCGAGCGACTTCTTCAGTTCAGCGTTGTCCGCTTCCAATTTGTTGTACGACTTGCGCAGCGTGCCGAGCTGGCCGGATACCTTTTCGATAGAGCCATGGTCGTGCTTGTGGCTATGCGACTTCTGCGGCTTGTCTTCGTCGTCGTCCGACTTGGCGTCATCGTCATCCTCATCTTCGGATGGCTTATCATCCTCGTCTTCATCGCCAGGACAATTCGCGCCCATATCCACCAACAGATCATGCGCCTGATCTAGTCGGTCTTGATCGTCTGCGCTGTTGCGTGCGCCATACTTGACGATATCAAGCATCGCTGCGCGCTTTTTCAAATCACCAGCAAAAGCTGAACATTCGACCAGAATGTTTAGTTCATCCAGATTGGTGGCAACCGCTGCGGAGCCGCCTTTCCCATCCTTCATGCCAGCAATAAGCTCACCAACTTCTTCTTGTGCCATCTCAATGAGGATGTCACCCATTTGACGCGCAAGATCGGCTAGCTTTTGTGGCAAATCGCTATCGTCACCCTCATAAGCGCATTCCGAGACGCATTCAGCCTGTACCCATCCAAGCCAATTCAGCATGTCAGCCAAATCGGCAACGCTATAAAGAGCCTTTTTTATTGCGCCATCGCGTTTGGCGATGCCTTGATCGGCCAGCAGGCGGAAAGCCTTGCGGATAGTCCCAGCGCGCTCGGACTTTTCGGACTCGTCATCCTCTTGCTCAGAGGGCGGCCCATCCTTGTCGATCTTCTTCTTCCACGCAGCGACGATATTCGCCTTGATAGCGTCTACCTCGGCGGTCGTGTAGTCCTTCTGATTCTTCGGCATATTGATATACGACCAAGCGGCGCGGATGTGCTTTTCCGTATCAATGGGGTATTTATCATTCTTCTTGTCGGCGTATTCCACATCGCCGTATTCGCCGTCCTTGTCGTCGTCTTTCTTGTCGTCCTTTTTGTCATCTTCATCATCGGCCTTCTTGGCCTTCTCGATGGCATCAAGACGCTCTGCGAAAGGCTGCATGGCCTTTGCGATGGATTCTGCAATCAGCGCGGCAATATCCGGCTGTGCAGCAGGCGTTTCGTCTGCGGGATAATCGGCTTTTGCCATGGTAATCACTGCCTCCGGGTTGCAAGGGCGATCCACGAGGCTAATTTCCGTGAGCCGCATTTCGGTAATGATGGTTTTGTCTACGTCGTCGCGCTTCATGCACTTGCCGCCGACGCTGAATCCTTTGAGAACGCCCTTTTTGACCTTATTGATGCTCACCGGATCAACTACGATGGCTTCGATATAGGTCTTACCGTCGTTTTGCACTTCGGCTTTTTCGACTCCGCCTGCCGCGATGTTCTGGTGCATCTCCCGCAACGGGCCTGTGCCGTATTTGAAGAAATCAGGTAGTGCCGCTTCGATGGCGCTGGACTTGATTACCTCGCCAGCAGAATCGACAACTTCGGAAGAGGCATAACCGGCAACGAACAGACTTCCATCGTCTCGTTCTTCGGCTTTCGTGATTTCACCGTAAATGTGCACGGTTATTCCCTTTCGCAATAGGCTTTGCGCGGGACTATAGCAGTGCGTTTTCTAAAATACTATTTACGGTTTGGTAAATAATTAAGGGGCCGTAGCCCCTTTGTTTACTTCATCGCTTTAGGCGATTACAACGCTGCGCGAATCTTGGCGATCCACTGCTTCAATTCACCCTCGGCATAGCTGCCAAAGCGCGACAGATCAGCTTCGAATTGGTCCAACAGCGAATGTGCCGGATGAACTTCAGTCGTAGTATCGACGGGCGCAATTGCAGCGGCCTGCGCTGACGGATTTGGGCCGTCGCCGCCACTCACTTGCGGCGTTGAAACAGCCTCAGTTGGTTTCGGATCAGGGCCATCACCACCAGAAACCTGCGGGACAATCGTATCTTCAGCCATTTGGTATTACTCCTTGGTTAGTCTTCCGAGTCTTCGGAATCTTCATCTTCTGCCAGGATAGGCAGGCATGTACAGCGGCAATTTACGTGGCCTGGGGGCATATCTTCCCCAATCGAAAACGATTCATCAATGCCAACAATTTCACCATCTACGTCCTGGCATTCGTCACAGCAATCAGGCGCAGCAACCCATTCTTTCTTATCGACAAGACCAGATTGTTTGTAGAGGGTGAGATTGCCTTGCATATCAGCGGTCGCTGTTTCTGTGCGAGCGATTGCCATGGCGCGCTCATCGCTGAACGCATAATTCTCAGACAATGCATCAGCTAATTGATCGTTCGACCAACCTTCTTCCATAGCCTGGGCAATATCGCCGCGCAGCATTTCTCGCGTAGCATCATCAATAGCATATTCAGCGTCAGGATTATCGACGATTTCACCATCATCATTCACCGACTTACCGACGAGCCACGCCGAGCGCTCTTTCGCGTAATCGATAGCGGCATCGTTCGCTAAGTTCAACGCATCATCTGTAACGCCGTCCAGTTGCGTATAAGCAGCCATTACACCGTCTTTGAAAACCGTTTGCGCGCTGTCGCCGAACATGGATAAGAATGCCGCATCGCCTTCCGGCATATCATCCAGCAGCGAATCGAAATCATCTTCGTCATCGGCCTTATCAATCTTGGTGAGCGACTTCACGACAGCGTTCTTTTGACGAGAAAAGACGCCTTGAATACTCTTAGTGAGCTTAGCGCGTTCCTTAATGACTTCAGGACGTTCCGTGTCGATAGGAGACAACTTCTTGCTGGCCTTCGCAATCTTTTGCGTTGGCTGTTTGGCTTTCTTCTTCTCGGCAGGCGCTTGCTTGTCTTGCTGTGGCTGCTTGTCGCCCTGTGGCTGCGAAGCATCTACTTCATCTTGCTGCATCGGCTTTTCAGGATTTACGCTATCGTCTTCCTGGGCAGCAATCACGGCGGCATTAATCGGCACATAGCCCGTACCAGTCATGCACATGGCAATATCGCCCCCTTCAATGGGAGGATCGCCACGGTCGGCGCGTACTTCATTGATCGTGCGACTGCCGTTCTTCAGGTTTACGTCATCGATCTTATTTTGCGTGGCCGGGTCGACGTCAGCGAGGTCTTCCCACGCAAACTCCAAATCCTGATAGCCCCAATACTTCCAAATGAGCAAGTCCATCAGGTCTTTGATCCACATCATGATAGGCGTCAGACCTTCCTGAATCGCCATCTCCTGCGCCGTCTCGGCTGTGGATCGGTTGACTTGCTTGACGAATGGTTGCGGGCTTACGCTGAAGGCGTAGCAGATGACGCGGGCCAGCCATTCGTCATACTCGTCCTTCAGCACGCCCTCCTTGGTGTTGAGCGCCTTTGACCCATCCGGCACAAACATCGTTTGGCGACGCGTGGACGTATTGCCAGACAGCAACTCATTCCAATAACGGTGAAACTCAGCGATCTGTGGCGTTTCCCAAGTCGATGGGACCGACATGATGAGGTCAGGCGTTGCTCCGTCCGTGTAGTATTGCTGCTGATACAGCGCCTTGCGGATAGCCGTGTTGACCGTCATGATGATCTGCTCAACAGGCGAATAACCCATCAAACGCCATACGCGCAGATTACGCGGGTAATAGACCAATTCGTCGCGCGTATAGAATATGGTCGGTACGCCCTTCATCACCTGGCTGTAGGCAGGATCAGGTGGCAACGGCGTGCGGCCGTGCTCATCGATGATGATTTTCATGCGCGTGCCGTCCATCCACTCGAAGCGGAACGGCTTGCCCGCATTGGTCATCTGCGGCAACAGGCAAGCGGCATCCGTAACGAACATTTCTTCCAACAAAGCGGCCAACCACGTATGGAATGGATGTTCGCCGTCAGGGAATGCCATGAAGTCTTCGATTTCCTGGCAGCGTGCGTCAGGCGCTTTCTTGTCGTCTTTTGGTTTGACGTTCCACGTCAACGCTTTGATCTGGTCCTTGCGTGTCTCGATGACGGCGCGCAGAACGTCGCAGCTATCGGCTAGTGCGCGCAATTGCTCAAACGTGGTGTTATAACCATCTCGAGGCTGGACACGGGTATTGTAACCAACCGGGAAATCCCATTGGCGACCACGAACGGATTGCTCTTGTGCATCAGGCACGACGGGCTGAATCGGATTTTGCGCCGACATCCACACTTGCGGATCGCCCATGAGCGGCTGACCAGTCAACGCTTTCCATGCCAACCCTACGCGCGACAAAATGCCTTCGCCTATTGTCGAAGCAATACCACCGCCTTTTGCTGCTCGATCAGAATCAGCCATGTCTTATGCCTATTGCTTTAGGACCGTTGTAACGCGATAGGATTCTAGCACGATGTAATCTGTTGCCGTGCTAAGGCTTACGAACAGGGTAGCCGAAACATTATTTGCCGTATTGACGCTCAAATAGCGCAGATTGCCATAAGCGCTAGCCACATCACCACCCGTACCATTTGCGCCGAATTGCGAAGTCTGTACGCCGCGATTGCGCAACGTTGAATTGTAGCCACGCCCAACAGCGCCAGAGAAGCTGTCGTTCATGACGTTATTGCCTGCAAATTGCCATCCGTTGTTTTTCGTATTGGCGTTGTTGGCGCAGGAGACGATTGTTTCTACGCGCACCTCACCATTAACTCCCATGGAGCCACCAGGAACTGTTACGGTAAGCAATGTCGTATTGCTGGAGGTAGACTGCGTATATGCGCCCGGTCCAGTCGTAGAGAATGCGGTAGGACTGGCTGGGATTTCAGGCTGTCCTGTGCTGAGTGTATTGTTGTATATCGTACCTGCCGTGGTAGACGACATGACCACGTAATACATGCCAGCCGCGACGCCAGACGCAATAACATTGGCCGCAAAGTACATGAAGCAATTGGCATAAGTTGCCGGAAGAGCTGTGTTCAACGTGAGCGCGCCGTTATTTCCTACCGAGCCTGAGGACGGGAATACAAGTGGAATAGCACTAGATACCAACACCGTGATTGGGTTTGCGCCGGGTAGTGATGCACTCATGGTCAGCCCTCGATAACAAAAACGGTTGGATTGCTGACGGTGCATGACATATGTACCGCAGTCGTTGGAACGCGTGTAGACCATTCCTTGGTCGCGCCTGCTGCAAGCGCTATGCCGATAGCGCCGCTACTATATGCGGGGTTGCCAAAATTCACCGTTAATACGCCGGAGCTATTATTGCTGACAGACAGGAACTGGCGCGCGTTATTAGCGGCGATGGCAATTGCATCCGTATTGGCTGCCGTCGATCCAATCGTCGCGTTGTTAGATGCAGTCGTCGGAACGAATCCTGGCCCAGCAGATTCGATATCTACGATGTCGCCTGCGGGCGGCGCAGATTGCTGCGAAACTACCTTGAGTGCAGACGCGTTAAGCCATTGGACTCGCAGCGTGTTTTTCTGCCAGTAAAAATGCGTGACGCGAATAAGGATATCGCCGACGTTATATGTCGCGTTGCCTGACTTGTTGACCACACGGTAGCTTCGCGTCAGGCGGATCGGTCCACTATGCGGCGCGTCGGCTGGCATAGCGCCTTGGCCCGGTATCTTCTGCTCGGCGCTGAACGCGTCATACCATGTCGGCACTACTTGGCCTGTCTCTGGCGACGGAACATCTTCGCGCACATAGAATGCGCCTGTCGCGTCAGTCCAAAGCGTGGCGTATCGGTTCTTCATCATTTCACCAATAGGACCGGCGTGTGGTAGAGATAAAGGCTCGCGCCAGATGTCTCGCTGAAGTCGCTTGACGAGTTGTAGTTAAGCTGCGTCGTCTGTGTGCCAATACCGGCGAATTGCTGGTCATCCGTCGAATAGTTCGGACCGCCGCTCGGTGCAGGTGTTGTGACGAGCTTGTATGGCACGTAATTCGTGCTACTGCGGTAGCTGCCCGACTGAGCATACCCGATTGCGTACGTGGCATTCTCCGTCATAGAGATAGGATTCGGGATTGGCGTCAATTCCGGCGGGTCGAGCGCAAGCGGAAGGCTGGACGCGGCAGTATTCGATGGCCAGGTCTGATTCACCGTCGGCATTATCGTCGGCATCGTGACTTGCGTAATGGTCGTATAGCCAGGCGGCAGCGGCAGAATTTGCGGGAAGGCGTTCGTGTTCCAAACGATGAGCCCTTGGAATCCCTTGTCGTCCGTCACAGCCACGCTTGCGGTGCCATTGCACGGGTCAATCGTGATGTCCGACACGCGGCGATTGAGAATCCACGATTGGAGAATCTGGAGCGCGACGACGGCAGGTTTATAGGTAACACTTGATGCGGTAGCGCCACCAGTGTTTGTACTGGGCTCCAATAACCCCATCGACTGCTCGTCCCACATATACCAGCAAGCGCGCGAATACCCCGCCGCAGCATGTACGAGGAAAGCGCGCATGATGATTCCCATCTGCTGCTGTCCGTCCAGATACTGCGCAGGGAAGGCGGCGGCGAACGATGCTTCAATGGCCGTGCCATCGGCGTTGTCGAACACCCATCCGAATTCCGTCGCCCATATCGGGAATGTCATCGGGATTCCGGCCGCTTTCAGCAACTGACGATATTGCTTGGCATATGCCATCGTGCAGACGTTGCTCGTATTCAGGTCCGGGATTTGCGCCAAACCGGAATAGGTGTGCACCGCGATGACGTCGATGTAGCCGCCCGCATATAGATCGCGCAACAATGGGATGATGCGCGCCATGTTGTTCGGGCCACCATCAACACTCGGCGAAATAACCTTGCCACCAGCCGCATGAATGATCTGCGCCGCCGCCTTGACAATGTTGTACATGTCCGAGCCGGAACCGTAATTCACGGTGCCGGACGATGGCGAATCGTTCGCGCCGCCGATGGTTCCTGTGAACGACGACGTGTAGGTAATCTCGTTCCAGATTTCCCAATACTGGACAGTTGGATAGCGATTTACCATCGCCGTCACGTAGGCTTTCCAGTCATTCAGGTCATAGGGAGGGCTATTGCATCCCTGCGGTACTTCTCCGGCCGTCTGATTCGTTGGATTGGCCGATCCCGTCGTACCCGTTCCGATATGCGTCGCCACAGTCATGGCTGGCGGCGTATGGCCCAACGTCATGATGATGTCTACGCCTGCCGGCACGCCTGCTACTGCGCTATCCACCCCTTCAGGCAACCAACTCACGGTGTTGTTGTAGGTGATGGTGCCGCCGCTGGTGGATTGCTGGTCTGCCCAGCGCGGGATCATGTCCCAGGAGCGCCACGTGCCGAATAGTGGGATAGTGGGCCAAAGGCGGTTTACCGCCTTGACGTGGATTCCGAAGAATTTTGACGTAATCGGACCATTGCTCGCCATGCTTAAATCTCAACGAGGAAGTAAGCAGGAGCTGCTACAGTGGACGACATATGGATCGCCGTATTGGGTACTTTCGTGTCGAGTATCAGCACGCCGCCTGGCTGGATTTGCATGCCGACATAATTGCCACCGCTATACGCCGAACCGCCGATCAGATTGACGTATAGGACACCTGTAGAATTGTTGCCAATCATCAGCGCCTGGCGACTGGCATTGGCGTTCAGCACGGTGTAATCCGTCGCCGAACTCGTCAAAGCAACGGGCGTGTTGCCGCTGTTGCCAGTTGGCGTTCCTGCCGTAATAGCCGTAACGTTAGCAGCGCCGTTGGTGCCTTTGAGGCGATCCATCGTCGCGCCATTCCACAGGCCAACGCTCTCCATTACTACGTTCTGTGCCGAGACGCCGTCTTGGGTGGCGGAACGCTCAAGATAGAACAAGCCCGACACGGGGTCGAACACTGCTTCTTCTTCGATTCCCATGCCTACGCCAGAGAATCCCGTCAGCCCAGGACCGTTCGTATTAAACGACTCGAAGACGAGCGACGTGTGGCTGGCGTTCTGAATATTGGTCGTGAATGTAACCGCCGTTCCTGCCACTGTGGCGATGACGAGTGATTCCGTCGTGCCGCCCGTAAGCTGCACAGACATGCCAACGCGGAGCGACGATGGCGCACTGCTGGACAGCGTTGCTGCCGCTTGTCCAGTCGATGGTGAGCTGGCTAGCGTCAGCGTTTGCGACCATTTAGCTTGAAGGCTGCGCGCACGGTCATAGTTTCCATGAGGGCCACCACCGTTGTATTCGTACTCGGCTGCAACCGCCGTACCGGTTCCGCTCGCGCCGTCGTTCTCTCCCGCCGCGCTGCGTTCTGCTTCCCAGCCGCCTGCGCTGTTTAGCAAGAATGTGCCATTCGCCGCAATGCCGATCCCGGTCGTACCATCGCTGACCGTTGAATCGCGCGCTTGGTTGTAAGCGAAAGCCGTGATGGCTGCGCCGTTGCTATGGTTCTTGGTGAAAACTCCAGTGACGCTCGTCCCTGCCACAAGAGCAGTGATGTACACGTTTTCCAAAGATGCGCCGGTATCGATCTGAATGGTCGAACCAGCAACAAGATTCAGCGTTTCGCCGCGAGCGGAATAGCTCGTAGCGGAGACAGTCACGGTCTGAGGCGAAACGTTCGCCGTGACGGATTGCGTCAGCGTAATATTCAGGATTGGTGTCGCGAGTTGCTGTGTTCCGGTCGCGACACCAGTATTCGGAATGCCATCGAACCCCGTCCCGCGTTGGCGGTCAAGGTTGTTCACGGGATTGAGAATTTGCGCGACACCACCACTCAGGATGCCGTTCGCAGTTCCGCCGAGCGCCTGATTATCAGCATTATGAAAAACCGCCGCTGAAAGCGGTACGAGATTGCCGCTTGTTCCAACAGCACCCAATTCAGTGGCAGAAGTTGGAGCTGTAGTTCCTGTCGTGCCAACACTGGCGTTACTACCACCGCCGCCACCACTAGTGTTTACGGTGAGATTGCCGCTCGTATCGACATTTAGCGAACGAACTGCGCCGGTCGAATCAATCCCGTAAAGTGTGACTGAGGTTGCCGGGCCTTCCCCAAGTTGCCCTTTATCGCCTGCTGCTAGTACCTGGGTCATGGCCCGTTCTCCTTATACTACGCCGCCAGTAGATGCATCGCGCCAGTTAGCGCCTTCCCAAAAAATCAGCTTACCCAGCGTATTGTCGTGGTAATGCTGGCCGCGATTTGCCTTGGTCAATACGGGGCGTTGTGCTGTCGTGCCGGATCCGCCATTGCCGATGCGCAACCAGCCATTTGATTCCAACACTTCAGCGTCGAAATCCGGCGCAGTAATTGTCGTGCCATCAGTCGCAGAGTACACACGACCATTAACGGTTGTCGTGCGGCCCCCAAGGGGAGCCAACATCAAGACATTCAAAGCCATGATCTACTCCTTATTGCGGCGTAACGGTTACGGTCACAGCAGAAGCCGCAACGACGGAGACCTGAGCGGGAGGCGCGACACTGGTGACGGTAACTTGTTCGGTGAGCGTCGTCCCTTTAATGACAGCGCCCGTGCTATCCAGCGAGTTGACGTTGAGCGTGAAAACACCATCAGCGATGCCATCGAATTCGGCCGACGTGCCGGAAACGGAGCTTGCCTTGATGACGTTGTTTTGTACATCGGTAAGAGTGAATTCATAGCCACCAAATACCGTCCCGGCCGGAGCCTCGACGGTCGTGGTAGCGGATACTGCGATAACGACTTTGCTTGCCATGATGGAGACTCCATGCGGGTTTAGGATAAACGGCTGAAGTAAAGCATGGCATAGATGAAACATCAAGAAAGCAATTCTTGACGCGCTGGTAAACTTTTGCTATGGTGGAATGACTTTAGGAGACGAAGATGCTTAGCAACTTCATGCTCATCGAGCCGCCGAAAGAATAGCCATGATGGGTCCAAGCTTGGAATGAATATCTGAATATTCAATGGTAATGGTGCAGTTGTGTAGAAATCAATTACCTGTACTCACAGATCAAGGGAAGGACGTGAATTCATGACATACACAGCAGAAGAGGTGCGCCTGGCGCTCGAAAATCTACAGATGCCGCCATCGGTTCGCGGCATGATTGAATACCTCGCAACGCTGCTTGAGCAGAAGCCGGTCGGCGAGAATGCTGAAAGCTGCATCCGTGAAATATATGTACCGGCTGGACTGCATGACGAAACAAAGAAGCTTGTATGTGGATTCGCTGGCGCACTCGCGCTGAAGCTGTACGGTGCGCAAAAGAAATACGGCTATTCTGATGGGTGGTCATCCGCCGAATGGATGGACGAGTGCCGAGCCAAGCTTATCGAGCATCTTGCCAAGGGCGACCCGCGCGACGTTGCAGCCTACTGTGCATTTCTGTGGCACCACAACGAGAGCACCGCTGCTGCGCATCCGGCAACCGTGCCGGACGGGTGGAAGCTGGTTCCAATAGTTCCCACTGAGGAAATGGTACGTGCCGGTGGCGAGTGTTGGATGATGAGTTCACACAATGCGTCTGGCTACTGGGATTCCATGCTCGCCGCAGTCCCGCATCCAGCTACAGTGCCGAATGCGAAGCCAATAGGATCGCCGCTTCCGCCGCACATGCATACCAAAGCCATCGGCGAATACCTTAAAGGAAAACCATGAGCGAGAAGCTATGCCTTTTCTGCAAGAATTTCGAGGTCCGAGAAGGATACAACTACTCCACGTGGACAAATGATACGGGATTCATTGGATGCGATAAACGATCTGATGAAGCCGTTGATATGTCTTCTGAAGACGGCTATCGCACGTGGATGCTATATGCTGATAAGTGCGAGCATTACACGCAGTTCGACTATCAAGAGCCGTCACCGCCTAAGCAGACTCCATTCTGCCAATGGATCACGTGCGACAAGGATTCGATACCGGCCGATCTTAACTATGTCGTTAACATCATCCTTATTGGCAGCGACGAATCGTCTGGTCCACACTTGGTCAAAGACGTGGATTGGGCGAAAGTTGCATTTTTCCAGATCATAGCAATTAGATAGGACGCACAATGAGCGGCGGCAGCATGAATTACCTATGTAATTTAGTTGACGAAGCCAACTTTGACACTAGCACACCTGAGCGCATGGCTTTCAAGCGTCACCTAAAACTAGTTGCAGAAGCCCTTCACGACATTGAGTGGGTTGACAGTGGCGATTACGCCCCAGGTGACGAGAATGCAGCAATACGAGCTTGCATGAATCAATTCGAGCCGCTTGAAGCTGCAATAGAAATGGCTGCTGATGCTTACGACATGTTACGCGACCAAATCATAATCGCGCGACGCATCATACAAGGTGAAGAAGAATGAACGACCGCGCAATGATTGCAGCGATGGCGATGCAGGGACTTATGGAATGGGCGTATGAGGTAGATCTGTCGCCGGTACACGTGGCAGAAATGTCCGTTACATTTGCTGATGCGCTGCTTGCCGAGCTATCCAAAACCGATCAGCAAAATAAGAAAGTTGAATCGGATTGGGTAGAATGGAATGGTGGTGAATGTCCTGTTCATGAAGATGCGATCATAGAATATCGCCTTCGTAACAGCATGTTTTCAATAAAAGGTTTCCGCGCAAAACATTTACAATGGAATCATCACAACAATAGAAGTGACATTGTTGCTTATCGAATCATTGCAGACCAAGACTCTTGTAAAACCCGATAATCCCCTCATTGCCACCATGTAGCGAATTGAACGCACGTGCGGCTGCATCTGAAATATCATCATGCGCGCCGTTCGGGAACATGCGGAGTTCGTTTATCACCGCATCGTTCCACTCGGCGCGTATCATGTTCACATTGCCGATGTTTACCTGCGCAGCGAATGGACCTGCGCGAGTTTCCTTGTCGCCTGACTCGGGTGACGACATCACACTGAAACCGGCAAGCAATCGAGTGAATGCCGCAACTTGGGCTTTCCCAGCCTGTCCTGGGTCCTGTGGGATGCTTTGCTTGGCTTCACGTCCATCGCGCTGCGCTGCGTTCAATAGGGCACGCTCTACTTCATCTGGAAGTCCCCGCAGGCGTGACATATCGCCGATCCAATATCGGCCGTCCTGCGATACGCCAAGCTTGATACCTACAGTGTAATCGGGGTCGCTACCGGCGCGAGGAGCGGTTGCGGCGAAGTCCCAGCCGCGAATCCATCGTATACCTGGCGGAATGGCTTCGACGATGTTTATGCGATCAGGCTGATAGAAATTGCCCTGGCGTGCGCTGGGGCGCTGCTGATACTGCCCAGCGAAGTGATACGGCGCAGCCTGTTCCATCTTAAGCAATTGCTCGATGCTGTGCTTTTCAGGCCATAGCGCCGTGCCGTCATCCTGCAGCGCAGGCAAGCACACATGCTCCCATTGTTCGCCGTTGCCGCCGTCAAGTAACCATCCGGCCAAGTCTCGTTCGTGCAGACGTTGCATGACGACGATAATGGGCGTTCTCTTTGGGTCGTTCTTGCGAGACTCAAGTGTGTTCTGAAACCAATCGATGACGCCAGAGCGAATGACATCTGAGCTAGCCTCATCGGCCTTATGTGGGTCATCGATCAGTATCGCACCACCAAATCCGTCACGCTGCTTGCCAGCACCAAAGCCAGTAATTGTACCGCCTGCGCCAGTCGCATACATAACGCCGCCATCCGTAGTCTTCCAATGGTCTTTGGCGTTCGTATCGCCTTTCAACATTACAGCAGGGAAAATGTCCGTATATGCTTCATGACAAATTAAATCACGAATTTGCGCGGAATTATTGATCGCCAGCATGGCTGAATAGCTGACGTGGATGAATTCGCTATATGGATGCTTCCCTAGACACCAGGCGATCCAATTGACAACAGCCAATTCAGTTTTTGAGTAGCGAGGCGGAATATTGATAATCAGCCGCGTGCATTCTCCGCGATAAACGCGCATGAGTGCATTGCAGATTATCTGATGATGGCTAGCGCGCAGCCATTTATAGCCACGCCTTTGAAGGAACATCCAGCGCACGAAGAAATAGAAGTCTTCACGCGCCAGGTACTTTGCAACAAAGCGCTGTTCCTCTTCTGTTGCATCAACTGCCATTACACGTCCTCGACTGTGCCTTTGGCGATTGCGGCGAATCTAGCTTCAGTCAACTCGACCTTAAAAGGCTTGTCATCCTTATTTGAAAGGTCTAGATCAACCTTTTTGCGCCATTCTGGTCCACCGTGCGCGCCGAGCCAAGCGGTGGCTGCCTGGACTGAATTGTTGCGCGTACTCATCGCCGTCTTGATGAGAGATTGCTTAACCATTGCGTTAGTTGCAATCAGTCCTTCATCTAGCTCTTGACGAAATGCCTTGCGTAACGTCTTCTCGTCAATCGGCAGACTTGTCTGATGATTAATGATTTTCTTGCAGATGATGCGGTGAGGCGTTCCGCATGCCGCCATGATAGAGACGGCATTGCGTTGCTCATCTGTCGGAACGAAAGCAGTACGGCTCATGATTGCCACTCATAGCCGCACGATGGGCATTTACACATAGCGCTAGCGCTTTCTGGCGTATCGGCAGGCGCAACGTTAGGCGTCCCTATCATGTCGTTCAATTCCTCGGCCGAGAATCCAAGGAGTGACACGTCAAAGCCATCATCACGCAATGCATCTAGTTCATGGGTAAGCAAGTCGAAATCCCATCCAGCATTCAACTGGATTCGATTGTCGGCCAACACCAGCGCCCGCTTCTGCTTGTTGCTCAGACCATGAAGGGTAATCGTCGGCACTTCCGCAAGCTTGAGTTTCTGCGCGGCCTGTAACCGTCCATGCCCAGCGACAATCAGTCCCGTGTCATCGATCAGAATTGGATTCGTGAACCCGAACTCGTTGATGCTGCGCGCAATTTCAACTACTTGGGCAGCGCTATGAGTACGCGCATTTCCCGCATAAGGAACCAAGCTTTCCGTAGTGCGATATTCGACGGTTAGTTGGCGCAGCATATATACACGGGAATTATTGACGGTTCGGTTAAGTATTAGGTGCGCCCACGCTGCCGGAGACGAATCGGACTTATGCGCAGGCGCGAAACTTGGTGCGAGTGGCAGGGCTCGAACCTGCGGCCTTCTGATCCCAAATCAGACGCGCTACCAGTCTGCGCCACACTCACGATACTTTACTGTACCGTCAAATTTCCGCACTGGCAAGTTGCGCATCATGCGGGTAGCCGATGAACTCCGCTCCGTCATACCACGATTCGTGACAATTCCAAGGGAAATGAGTCTCACGCACAGGAATGTACATTATCCTTGGACGCTGTAATGCTTGTGCCAAAAGACTCTTGTTATCCGCGAACAGCGCCTTGATTCGTTCAGGATCAATATCGCATGCACGAATGATAACAGTGTGAATATTAGACTCATCCATGCTCACCCTCTCGCATGCGCTGAATCGCCTCAAAATCTCGCCCAGCCGCACGGCACAGTCCCATCACGAACACGCCGACGAAGACGCCAACAACGATTCCTACTGAAAATGCTGCGATGACATCAGCGTGCATGATTCATCCCCGATAGCATGGCAACAGCAAATCCTTCTGCGACCGTTTTGACCACGGCACGACGAATAGATTCATCGTCATGTTCAATATCTGGCGTGATTCGTGTATGCGCTTCATATTTGACGCCGTTCAGCTCATAGATTACGACTACTTCGGGCCATAGCGTTCCTTGTTCCGTCCACATTAGCGCCTTGAGTAGGTTCGGCTCAAGCGGAACAGCTTTCACAACTTCATTGCGAATCTTTTTCTGCATCTCTTGCAGCAACCGCACAGAGTCATCTGTCGGCGCTCGATGCTCATGCCCTGTTACACGCGAATCAACTGATATTTTTGAAGGCCCATATTGCTTGTGGTCAAACATGATTCGTCTCCTGTTTCGCCGCACACTCTGCGCAGACCCAATGCCTACGCAGACCATTGTTCGTGACTCGCCATTTCCCGCCTGTGACTGGGGCGAGCTGGCGGTGTTGGTTGCAATAGCGCATTAAAATTCCTCCATGGACCAGCCGCCCCCGTCTTTCTTAGCGCGCACTTTCACAGCGATGAATTTGAACGGGTATATGTCTGCCGCGACTTTTATCTTCA